CGCGCACACCCGCCATTGCAGCGAGGTGAACAATAGTATCTGGTTTAAATTCGCGCAATAACGCTTCTGTTTTTATTTCGTCTCGCAAATCACATCCCCAGATATCAATATCAAAGTGGTTCATACGATCTGCTTTTAACTTATGGTTGTAAAGATGGTCATTAAAATTATCGATACCCTTTACAGTGAGTCCACGTTCCATCAAACGATGAGATAATTGTGACCCAATAAACCCTGCGGCACCTGTTACTAATACTTTATTCATTTAACTATTCCTGTAAATATATTCCAATGCCCTGTCTGCTTCTACAGTCAAGGGTCTGTTTTCATACCAATTACCAGTTTCCCCATCAAACTCACGACACAGATCTGCAATCTGAGTTGAAGTTATAGGATACCCTTTGGCGTAAGCATTGCCTGCAACCGCAAGCATTATCTTATACATCTTAGAATACCAACCGGTTTCACTGATGGTTTGGTACTCAACCGCAAGACGTTTCGGCCAGAATGGGCAGTCACGATAAGACGACCATCTGAAGTCGGTATTATTTAGACCGTCCTTACGATGTTGAATTACAGCCTGCTGCATCTCGATAGGGAGTCTGTCTAGGAAGGTATTGCCCGTCTTCTCGTGGTATGGATGTTTGGCAATCAACTCAGATGTATTGAGTGGGTTGCCTTGATTAGTAATGAAGAAGGATGTCGCATCCGGATACTGAGCAGGGACGTAATACATTCGTGCAAGGTCTTTGGTCTGGGGGTCACCCAGTTCCCCTAGTTCGGTGTTGAGTGCATACCAGAAGGCTTTGATTCGTTCGTTATCGATATATTCGTCTAGTCGAAATACGATTCTAAACTTGAGATGGTCGTCTCTACTTGATGCAGTGTTGTACACAACGTAGTCGTACTGCCCAAAGAGTTTGTGCAACTCTTCGTTAAGGACTCGTACATCACTAGAGAAACCATGATCGTCAACGTCAACGCAACACCACCCACCCCAATAACGAGTAGATTTATTACTGCGCGTCGTATCCACTTCGAAAACAGCAGGACTAACAAGAGGACTAGAATTATTTCCACCTTTCTCACCTTTCTCTTTATACATGTTCTTCAGGACATTTACGAACTTATCCCAATCATCAAGAACCATATGACGATGGGTCTTGTTATCGAACTGGTTTTTAAATATAGTTAATTCGTAATTCATGTAGGCATTATACCATAATATAGTGTACCTGTCAACCGAAGAACTCTTCTAGGGAATTCTTCGATGTTGTGGTGTTAACGTTCTTGCTATTATATTTTATATTGTCTAACTCCAACACAAATTTAGGTTGTTCAGTCATTTTCTTTTTAGGAGCTACGGTTGCATCAAACCATTCTAGAGAATCGTCCTTGGGATACTCGTTCTGTCTCCAATCCATAGGGGACTTCTTTAGGAGTTTCTTTGCCTTCTTATTAAGAGGATAGATGTACCGAAACATATATCCCTTGATTCTCGATATGCCTTTCTGCACCATGAAGTCAGAGGTTAACCAGAACACCTTCTCTTTACCCAATTGCTTGGCATTTTCTTTGCAGAGTTCTTTGGTTGACCTAGGATGTAGTTTCTCACCGTTCTCCATCAGGTAGACATCGGTCAGATACTTCTCACCAAAGTAGAAGTTAGAGGCCTGATAAACATATCCACACTTGCCCATGATACCGTCTGCCATAGTATACAGAAACAGACAGTCAGTGTTCTCTTTCATCCATTTCACGGTGAGGGACATCATCTGAGACTCTGAGTTCTTGGGCATGTCATCGTCCATGCACATCTTACCAATCTCAAAATAGTGTTGAGACTCTAGTCCATCGAACATCTTATTGATAGTACCTTTAGGCTGAGTGCCCCAACCAAGAGTCAACACCCCGCGTAATTCTCCCTCAAGATAAAATCCCAAGTAGTGTTTGGTGAGTCTAGGAAGAACAGGTGAATAGTGATGTCTCTGGATAAAGTCAATTGCAATATCCTTCCTAACACCCTTGCATGTCAAATCAAGTTTCATAATTATATTATATCACAGTAGATGAATGGTGTCAACCGAAGAAGTCTTCCAATGTGGCACGAGGTTCAGAAGACCAACCGACTGCATCAAGAATTGGTTCGAGAGGGTCAATGAAAGTCTTACTGAACATTAAGTCGTAATCGATATACTTACCCAGTCCCAGTTCTTCGGGGAGATGTTGGGGATATGCCACAACGTTTTCACCCAGACGATTCGGCACTTTTAGATAGACGAACTTTACCTTCTCACCAGATTTAACCAGTTCATGTCTATTGCCGAGATTATTCTCCGCGATAAGATTGTTGTAACATAACGCACCACGCACGTGTATAGGAGTACCCTTCTTGTATACAGTCTCTCGGTCTTTCCACTTATCTAGATTAGAGATACCACGGGGCCACGAAACATCTTCGGGAGGCAATGTATTAAACAGAGTCTTGAACTCACGGATAAATCTCTGGGTGGTTTCCTCGGTGCCTTCCACGATAACACGGAAGATTTCTTTCATCTTGTCACGAACAACCGAAGGAGTCGATGACTTGATTGCCTCGATACCCATCATCTTGAGTTTAGGTTCTGCGTACTGGACACCCTCGTTATTATGCACGTTCAGGATATATCGTTTCTTCGCCATCCAGATACCACGGTCTGCGATTACCTCACGACCCATCTCCATGCGATTCTCATACGCACCAGTGACAACTGCCATATCTGCGTAAGATGTTTCCAAAACTTTCTCGAAGTGTTCGGAGCATATCTTGTCTAAGAATTTAACAGGGTCTTTAGGAGCAAACCTATCAACAAGGGAAGACATACGAATGTAAAGAGAATCGGTGTCAATTGCCACAACGTAGTCTTCATCTGTTTTAAGTAGTTTTTGCATTTCATTATTAACAGCCCGTTCTGCCCATTTGATTGCGAGTTGACCAGCAAGAGTAATTGACTCTGCAACCCGCTGATCAAAATATCTGAAATAGCGATTCCCGAGGGCCCCATAAAGTGAATTCATAAGAATCTTAATGGCCATCTGTTGGTTGTCAAGAGATGATATCCTATATGCCAAAGCATTAGTCGGATTCTCCTGATATTCCTGTTGGAGTTTCAACATCTCGATCTTAATAACACGACGTTCCGTGTAGTACTGTTTAATCACCGTAGGAATAACACCCTCTCTATCATGCGAGAAAGCGACTCCAGTTGGCGCTATAGAGAAGTTAGACTCAGAGACCTTGTACGTTCCATCAAGAAACTTATCGACGCTAACACCAGTAGTAATCCCATCGCGCACAGTCTCAGGGGACATATTGTATTGCACAATGATGTTTGGATACAGGGAGTTCAAGTCGAAAGAGGTGACCCAGTCGTGTGACCCAACTTGAGGTTCCTTAACGTAACCGCCTGGATATGAGGTCTTAGGTTTCTCAGATTTGGAAGGGACAACGACCTTCATCTTATTCAGCATACGGTAAATGATGCTGTCCCAGATATTAGTAGTACCAAGAGTGTCACCATAGTTAACACCACCACGATACGCCATGGTGAGTACCAGAGTAATCAAGTCGAGCTTCTCATCGATCTTGTGAACCAACTCCACGTCTTTGATGTTATAGTCGATGAACTTTTGGAAGTCGTTTTCATAAAGAGCGTGGAGGTTTCCGTGCTCCTCATAGGACAACTTACGTTCACCCAAGACAACGTGGGCGATATGGTCTAGACGATAGGATTCTTGTTGACCCAGAGTGTTGAGAGTAAACTTTTTGAAGATTTCGATGTAATCAAGATGTTCTACACCCTCAATCACGTATTCTTGATTGGGACGACCTTGGATAGTGACAGTACGTTCACGCACCGCACCCCAAGGAGATAACCGTTTCAATAACGTGTCATCCCCGAAGAGTTTGAAACAACGGTTAACAATATATGGAATATCGAAGAACCTACTGTTCCAACCTGTCAGAATGTCAGGGGCATAGTGAGACCAGTGCTCAATAAACTTGCGGAGAAGATCCATCTCGTGGT